GCGACTCTGTTGTGGCGTGTATCATTCCACCAACATAACTATTACCAATTTCTCCACCCCGTTCTTGTGCGTCACCTACAATCTGTTGAGCCTCTACTAATCTTTGTTCAATAGGTGTATTCGGCCAAGCGTGTAATCTTTCTTCCAACCCATTTGTAAGTCCGTCAGACATACCACTTGCAATAACATCTGCCGCATCTTCAGCTTTAGGTTTCAATGAGTTGGAAACATCTTCAAACACACCGTTAAAATGCTCTTTAATACCATCTCTAACTTCTTCGGGGAGAAGGAATAACAAACCGTCAATCATTTGATTGACAGTTCTGTGTATCATATTGATAAACGATTGAGCAATAAAGCCACCTATTAGTTCTACACCAGATTGCATCACTTGGTGCAAATTTTCAAAAAACTTACCAAGCACATCCGACCAATCTACTGCCGTCAATGAGTCTGCAAATTCCATTCCCATTTTTGCAAATTCGCCGCTATTTCTTAAATCTTTTATAGCAGTTGCGGTTGTGTCTAATAATTTGTGCACTAGCGTATGAGAAAATTCATTGAAGGCAACAGCTTGTCCAGATAAATCCATCCCTCTAATAGTATCCGCTAAAGCTGTTGAGAGAGTTTCGGTAGGTACTGCTTTTATTGTGTCTGATAATGTCTTTAATAAGGTTTCGGAAAGCCTATACATTGTAGATGTGACATATTCCATATTCACATCTTTTACTGCCGTGTCAATTGTGGTGGCAAGACCGTTTGACAAAGCCTCCGAGTGCCAAGTATCTAAAAATCCACCAACTACAAGAAACGCATCCATAAAACCATTTGAAAGAGTTTCTCCCAACTTCGCCCAAGTGCCATTTTTGGTCATTTCATTTTGCATAGCATTGAGCGAGCCACCCAAATCTGTTCCCAGATTGTAAAACATTCCTCTATCTTCAAGAGTAGAGTATATCAAATCTAACTGTGCCTGAATACCTCTTGCAATCACAGTACCTAATCCTGTGAAGTCTATTGACCCCTCTCCGTTTTCACCAACTACTGCCTTTCTTATAATGTCGTGAATGTTATTTCCGAGTTTTGTAAATACTTCATTTTTAGGGTCTAAAAATTCATTTACAAAAGAAATTGCTTTATTTATGCCTAAAATAATAGTGTCTCCGAGGTCGTCCCACATTTCTTTGTTGTCAAGTATTCCACATATAGCATCAACAAGAAATCTTGCGGCTCCAACTTCATTGAAATTTTTGAGAAATGATTTAATTCCTTTAAGAACCATATCAATTGCATCTGATACGGTTGTTCCTAATTGAGTTCCGAGTCCTGGAGTGCTAAAAATTCCATTGAGTAAAGTTGCAAGTGACCTTCCAATTTTTTCTGCGTAAAATTTTCCTTTTTGATTTATCCAATCATCTGCTGTCTGTAAAACGCCTAATAATTTTTGTCCAATCAATCGACCAAGTTCAGTAAAGTCTCCGCCATTCTCCCAAGCGTCTCTTATCATTCCAACAAGGTCAAGTATATCTTGCCCTATCTCAATTTCTTCAAAGTTGGCACTTAAATCTGCGCCTCCACCGGCGCCTCCACCTCCACCGCTTTCTTTGCCAATTACATTCAATTCATCGTAACTACCCAAGAAGTCCTGTAACTGTCCACCGGCTTTTTCTGCGCCTTCTCCAACTTTTTCAAGTGCTTGATATGAATTACCCAAAGAGTCTGTGGAGTCTTCCGCGGCATTAGCCACATCACTGGCGGCTGTTGAAGCGTTTGTCAAAGAAGCTGTCGCCGACTTTGCAACAAGTATTTTTGTCTTTCCACCCAGCGCCGCAAAGAAACTTCCAATTGCTATGGTCGCCTGATTGAGAATTGAAATGAGTTGTAACAGTACAGGAGCTACCGCATCAAGTATCGGTGCAAAAGCCGCTCCTATATTCATTTTGAGTAAATCTAATGAACCTCTCAATGCCGAAATGGAATTGGATGTATTGCCCATAGCAATCTGCCATTGTTCCAAGGCACCAATTCCCTCCTTGATTGAGGATTTTATACTTCCGACTGCCTTTGAAATTCCACTTTTGAGAACGCCGGTAACAGAAGATAAAATTCTTTTGAGGAGTCCACCTATCTGCGTAGCAAGTTGTTTCAATCGTTGAATCGTCTCTTTTGGGTTTGTAATCATTCCAACGATTTGTTTCAAAATCGGGACAGAATTTACAAGCTTCTTTTCCAACTTTCCAATGGCTTCTACCATCGCTTGTACTGCCTTATGTATGGCTTCAACTAACTTTGAAACAACAGTAACCAGCAAACCAACACCTGTTGTAATACCACCTATTATAGGTAGAGCCGCACCGGCTATTGAATTAAATGCCGTAAATCCTGTCGTTGCGCCAGACATAGCTCCCTGAATAGCCGGTCCAATATTCTGTATGCCTTGCGCCATTTGATGAAATTGGTATGCGCCGTCTGAAAACTGATTAAAAATTCTTCCAAAGGCATTGTTAGAATTTATACGCAGTCTTCGGAAACCATCCTCCATCTGTTGCTGCCTTGTAAGTTGGACATCCATCTGGTTGTTTACATCGTCCAACTGACTCTCCAACTTACTGTATTCTTCGGAGGCTCCTTTCGGCGCTTCATAGGCAGTTCCAGCTTCCTCCATAGCCGCCATTTTTTGGCGTACTTCTTCTATCGAATCAGCCCATTTGTCCGTCTCTTCTCTTGCGGCTTTTATCTGGTCAGGATGTCCCCACTCGGATTCTTCCAATGCCTGCTGTTTATCAAGTGCCGCATCGAACGAAGTGTTTAATTTCTCCAACTCGTCCTGAAGTTCTTTATATTCCGCGGTAGGGACATTTTCTTTAAGCCCTCCAGAGGAACTTTCCAACGCTGACATTCTTTCCTGAAGGGAACCTATAGTCTCTGCCCAACGGTCTGTCTCCGCTCTGGCAGCCGTGATTTGCTCGGTGGTAGCGTGTCCAGATTGTTCCAACGCTTCTTGTCTGTCTAATGCGTGGTCGAAGTTGGTATTAGCTTTTTCAAGCTCTTCCTGTAATTTGTGATATTCTTCCGTATTTATGGCATCGCCGGAAAGTGCTTCCATCTTCTTTTGTATTTCCGATGCCTTTTCAGAAAGCTTATTGAGTCTGTTGATAGACGCTTTTGTGGAAGCGTTCATTTTAGAAGTGTCTATTTTATTAAAAGTTCTTTGTATCTCGTTTTGAAGTTCTTTAGACCGTTGAACAGCGTCCTTATTATCGAGTCCAACTTTCAGTTCAATATCTGTTTCAGCCATTTATTCCTTCACCACCTTTCAAGGTGTGATTATACTGCGTTCCAAAGTGAACGAATTTCTTCATCCGCCACTCGCTGCTCCGTTGTCCTCATATCAAAATTGAAATAGTGAGGATTATTATTGCGGAATTTCTTTTCATAATCTTCAAGTTTTTCGTGCTTTGCTGTTTTGTATCTTATTCGTACAACCGTTGAAAATAAGCTTTCTCCGACTTCCAGATAATACCCCATAAAAGTCCACCAGTGCATATATTCGATGGCTCTTATTTCTTTTCCAGCAACTTTATTGATAGCGGCGCATATTATGCTTGAATCATACTCCCAGTCCATAACCTTAAAATTGGTATCAAGACCTTGTTCTTTTGTATCGCCGCAATTAAAAAACCTTATCATTTCTTTATAAACATCTTCAAGGTCTGTTAATTGTAAAACATCCTCCAGACTGTTTATATCTTCAAAGAAAATGATAAGGCTGCTAAAAATTCTTTCCTCTTTGGATAATTCCTCATCGTCCAAAGCGTTAAAACAGTCAATGACCATACGAAAGTCTCCTTTGTTCCGTATGGTCATTTCCCGTCCGTTTATGTTTAATGATGTCGGTAATCCATACATTTATTTCTTCCCGATATATTTCGATGTGCGCTTGGCCACTCTCTTTCGCATTGCCTCGAACTCTTTATTAAAGCTATTTTCATAAAGGTTTCCAAGCGTTTCAATGACAGTCTCGAAACGAAATTTCCCGTCACGGATTGAATACATTGAGGAATTTCCTGCAAGCACTTTCCCAACTTCCGCATCGAAAATGTAGTCAAGCTGCGCTTTCATCTGATTATCCAAATCCTCAAGCGCGTCTGCAAGTTTGTCGCTTGCGTTGTCCTCATTCTCATCATACTTCAAGGATGCTACCTTGTCAGTAAGCTTAACCAGCTCTTTATAGCCCTTATTCAGCCTTGTAAGCACATTCGGGTCAGATGTGTTTAATTCAAGGATTTTATCATTGTCGCCGTTTACACGAAAACGAGTTTTCTCAACTTCGGGAATTGAAATATCAATTACCTTCTCATCATTCACAAGCCCCATTGTCTCTTTCTCCTTTCAATTAAAGACTCACATCAGGTGTAAAAACAAAATCATCGGACAGCTTATCAACTGTTCCTGTCTGGGGCTGTCCTTTACCACCCGCGCTATTGCTGTAGTAAACAGTAATCGGGAAGTTTACACTTGCATCCCCACCAATTGAAGTGTAAGTAATTGTGCATCCCTCGTGCTTCTCTGCCTCGTATGCTCCAGCTGTACCTGCAAAAGCTGTGATAACATACATTGTGAAATTGGACAGTTCTGAAAGTGCATTGCGCTTTCTAATGTCGTTAAGGTATGCACCCAACTTTGAGCCGCCCAAAACAAGGAACGGGTCGAAATCCTGCTGCGGCTGTACTTTGTTGACATCTGTATAAGTAATGCCTCTTATATCAGTTGATGTCTGCACATCCGCATTGTAATCAATTGAACTGTCCTCTGTTCTTGTTCCAAGTATTTCTCGGACAGTACTTGTTCCCTCTGTCCATTCTGCCACGGTGATTAGTGTTTTTCTTTCCGCTCTCTGTCCAGCGGGAAGATTAAATTGTGTAATCGACATAATTTTTCCTCCTTACGACCAAATGCGTTTGCTGATGTCTATATACTCAATTATAATGGTTATACTGTATTTTGCCAAATTTGGCTTTTGTTGTGAATCTACGCCATTCAAGTTAGGAGTTTCTGATGTTGTTCTCATATCTTCGATAAGACAAGTATCTCCAAAGTTAGGATAATTCTTGTTTTCGTTCTGCTCGTCTATCCAATCAATGATAGTTTGGACATCGAAAACATCTGCTACATTCTCACTCACATAACCGGGAATGCTGGGTAGTGCCTGGTCTATTATTGACTTAAAATCGATTATTGTAAATGAGAACCTTTTTCGTACGGAACCATCTATATAAGCTCTGTTTACCGCCTTGTCTGACGCTACTGTAATAATACTCTTGCTATTGTCTTGTGCCTCTGTAAAATTGAAATAAACAGGATTATCAGCTATGTATGGACAAGTCATTAGAAATTCAATTATTGCCTGATTCTTATCCATAAATCTCTCTTGCCCTTTGCCTTAAAATCTGTCTTACTTGTTCAACAAACTCTTCTCTATGGTCTCGCATCATTGCTTTATCCCAAAGCGCTGTCGCTTGTGGGTGATAATCGGTTGTATGATTGAAGTCGGTGCCATAATACTGTCGTCTTGCGTAAGGTTGCACATACTTTACAGACTTTGGTGTAACCTCTACAGTCTGTGACAATGGACCTTCTAAAAATGGCACATACGGGTCACACATCTTTGCAAGCAGGTTGTGAATTTGAAGCATTGTACGACTATCTATAAGCGAATCTAACTTCCTTTTTATCGTCGCATCATTTATCTCAACCTTTACTTGTACTGATGACATTCATTCACCTGTTATGTAATAATGCTCACAACATAAACCTTCACCTGTATCTATCGCAACTCTGCCGACCTGCATACAACCCTGCAATGCTTTGTACTTTTTGAGAAAATCCGTTGAACGCTTGCCACTTGTATATTCATCAATTGTTTCTTCAACTTTGCCTTTTACAATAATGTCTCCCGGTGCGATTGTGAAATAATTTTCTTTATCTTCGGGAGACAGTTCTGCCCATTGGTACGGTTCTAAATACAAAGCATCTTCAGGTATTCTGCAAACCACTTGTTCGGAGTTTATTGTAACATCTCCGACAACTACCTTATTTCCTGCATATTTCCAAAAGCACTGGTCTACTGTATGAGGATACCAGGTTACAACTCTTGTCAGCTTATCTTCCCATTTATGAAAAATGGTTAAGGTTGCATTCCACCAAAGCGGATAATCATTCATCGGGATATACACCTCGATATAATAGCTTATGACCCAAGCTGTCCTTTACACCTTGCAAATATTGCTGGATAGTTTCGTGCACTTGCTTTTGGGAATTTTCCAAAGCGGCTTGTGCTGATAACACATTATAGGAAACAGACACACCGTCATTAGACTGACTTGCGATGCCCGCCTTCATTGTGTCTCCAGCAGCTGCTGCACTAACAGCTCCAGCCTGTTCCTGAATTTCTGCTAACCTGATAAGCTCATACATACACCGTTTGACAGCTTCGGGATATTCCAATTCTTTCTGCAAACGGTTAAAAGTAAACCAATCAATCGTCGAGCGTGCCTTGAACTCAAAGTTATTGAATGTAGTTTCATCCAAATTTCCTCCGAATTGTGTATATTCTTCAAAAGTTAAATACACGACACGCCCTCCAACTTACTGTTTCTTTGCCCGTGATTTTGTGACTTTGGGAGCTTCCTCTTTATCATCACTTGTCACAGGCTTCACCTTTTTCATATTTGCCAATTCCTTTTTCAGTTCCTCGTTTTCAGCCTTCAATTCGAGGTACTTCGCTTGAAGCGTAGCGGTGTCGGTTGGTGTGGATTCCTCTACAACATCGCCATTCGCTCCAAGCACATCGTACCCTTTAGCAAGAAAGGAGGCTTTTTCTTCGTCCGGAACTGTCAATATAGTATTGGCTTTACGAACTCGAATTGTTCCCATCTCTACTCCTCCAAAGCCCTCATCAAGTTCCTGTTCCACTACCGCCTTCGGTAATGTTGAACTGAATTGCGTCGCTTTTCTTATTGAGGATAAAAACATCTTCAAAGGACTCTTCGTAGTATGTATATTTGCCTTCGGACAGTGCTGACGGAGCATCGAGTCTACTGAATGTGTAGCTTACAGGAGTGATAACGGCTACCGGGTGAACGAGGAACATATTTATCTGACTTGCACCATCGACTATCTTGTAGCCTGTCGTGAAGTCATACAGGGTTTTCATAAGTGTTGCAGGAACACCGATAATCTGTACCTGGTCAAGTCTGTTCACACGCCTGTCAATTGCGTTCGGTCCTTTGGTTATATCCATTGACCTGCTAATTCCCTGCGCCTCTTTAAGAATAACATTTATTTCGTGTGTGACATAAAGTATTCTACCATTTGCAGGGACTCTTGCGTTATCCATATTCAGCATCAGCTGGTCGAATACGGAAAGGATATTATTGACTGTCAGCGCCGTTGTGTCGGGAGTGTGGTTTGCCTGCTGTTCCGGTCCTTTTGTATGCGTCCAATCGTAGAATATCTTGCTTATGCAATACGCATCCATTTCAGGGAACTTCTGTTCCTCGTTGAAAACCTGCGTGATGTTGGCGATTGTCGTGACCATATTGGTCTGGTCAATGTCCATCGGGTGAACAAGTGTTGACCACTTTCTTTCGTTTGAAAGGGTCTTTGTTTCCCAAGCGTTGTCGTAATTCCTCTGTGCAAATGCTACCGTATCTCTGTTTGCATTTACACGACCAGTTGTTGAAATGCTGGGAATTTCAATCGTCTTCGCGTTTACCCAACGATAACGATTATTGTTTGGTGTTGCATACAAGGCGCCGAAGTTCAGCTGATACGGAAACATCTGTGACAGCGCTCGGCTATACTCTGTTGCGTAATTCATTGTTTTCTCTCCTTTACTTTTTAATTATTTGTTGGCATTGGGTGAATTGGTGTAAAATGAAATGCTGACATAAATCCACCCGTCGGGTCTGGTGTTACATCATCGCTGCCCGGAGTTGAAGAAAGAAACTGTGGCTTTTCGGGTTCCGGTTCGGGTTCATTGAACTCATTTTCGTTGACTTCTGTAATAAAAGCGTCTTCATTGTTGCTTGTATAAATAGCCGTAAAATCATCCGCTCCTATAATCTTCCCATCTTCTACTTTCAAGTTTTTTGCAAGCATTGCGTTGATAAAATCTCTCTTTGCCGCTTTGCTTGAAAACTGCTTGCCGCTAGCGTACTCTTTTACCGCGAACTCATACGCCTGGTTTTTCAGCTGTTCTTTATACGACTTCACTTCGTTGTCGTATTTGGTTTTGAGTGAATTAAATTCTCCCGAAACTTTTGCCAATTCATCAGCGTTTGTTCCTGCGGCTTCAAGTTTGCCTTGTAAATCTGCCAAATCGGTATCCCTTGTAGAAAGTGTTTCATTCAAGGTTTCCACTTCTTTGGTTTTTGCGGCGATTTCATCTTCGTACTTCTGACGGGAAACATAGCCACCTTCACTTAAATCAACCAACTTTAGCCCACCGTCTCGACAAGCATCGGTAAACTGCTGAAAAGAGAGTTTGCCATCCTCCATCGCATCGAAAAATTCCTTCAGTTTCTCCAAATCCATTGCAGTTCCTCCATTCTTTTAATTCTGCTTGATTTGTAAATCCGGAGTCTCAACCCTCCGATTAGAATGTGCGTTCTTTATATGCCTTTACGCTGGGCTATATAATAAAGTGCTTTATTGCACATCATTATCCTTGTTGTTGTTCTTGTACTGTATATTTGACACACCCAAGACTGCTCCAAGAAATGCGTCAAACGCAACAATCGTTGCTGAAATTTGATGTCCGTATGGAATATTCCAAATTGTAAAAACAACCTCTATGAGGGTTGCAAGTGCCGGCAATACAAGTATTGCAAGCCATTTAAGAATATCATACATTGTGTTATTTAATATTGATTTCATGCTGTATCTCCTTTATATCTTCTTCCAACTTATCCACGCGACTCTCTAAAACAGGAACTTTCATCCAAAACTCATTGTGTCTTTTCACTTCTTCTGTGAGATTTGTGATTTTTGTATCTGTAACCGCCTGCGCCGTTGCAAGTTGATTTTCAATCTGTTTATTGCTTGAAATGTTTGTAACAATAACACCGATTAAAGCCAACCCGCCCGCAATTAAAGCTGATATAATTCCTTCCATATCATCCCCTCTTGTATCTTAAAACCATCCCTGCGAAACACCTTCGTCGTATCCCGCAGGGATTTGCGGCAGTTGGTAGAATGTTGGGGCTTTGTGCCTTTGGGAGAAAGGAGACAATGCAAATTCTTCTACCGTTTTTATTATACAACGAAATACCACAAAAATCAATGATTGTGATTATTTTATTTCATTTTTCTATATCCCGAAACCGTTAACTTTTTAAGCTTTGGAGCTAATCCACAAGCATTTGAAAATACCTTATATTCTTTTGTGTATTTATTTATATCTGCTTGGTACTGTTCCGCTAATTTCATATCCCCTGCAATGCGTGCCATTATCTGACCGTCTTTTGCCCATCTTATTTTTGTCTCAAGTTTTCTTTGTTGTTGTGTGCATTCATACATTGTGAAATGTTTTCCGTCTTTCGTTGTATAGCCCTTTTTATTCCGCTCTACCATCGCTTGTAGCTGCTCCTTTGTGAAGTTGGGCTTCGTTACTCCAAGGATAATAGAATAAGTGAAATGACGGCAGTTTAGAACGCCTATCGCCCTTGCTATGGGTTGAAAGCGTTCTCCTTCGTAATCTTGAAATGCTTCTTGGTTTTGTAATTTATCATATTCCTCATTAGTAAATTGATGTCCTTGTATTGGTTCGTGGTCTGGGGCACTGTTTTCGTGTACTGTTATTTCCTTTCCATCCGCTCCAAATTGTTTTCCAACTTCGTCTTGCACACCCTGATTGATTGCTCGTATGCCGTCTAAAATATTTCGCCTAACTGCTGTATCCAACCTTTGAGAATAAATCTTACCGCTTTCTGTATTGTAAACAACATTTCTAATACCGCTATCATTTAATTGTCGTAGTGTTCTTCGCATAGATGTATAATAATCTACGATTCCCAACTGCGAAGCCTGAACAGCCTCGTCAATAACTGTATAATAGGCTTTCGCTAACGGTGTTGGTATCAACTTTTTTGGATTTTTCAAATCACGCAACATAAACGCCTGCGCTTTACTTAAATTCATATAGGCTTCGACGGTTTGTTTTTGAACCGCTTTTACAATCTCTTGCAGCGGTTCGTTTTGTTCAAACGGTAAAAAAGATTTGTGCCTGTAATCATAAAAAGGTTTCGCATCCTTGTAAGCGTCCTTTGCGACTTCTTTTATTAGTTTCTTTATTTCCTTTTCATTTAGATTTGTGAGTCTCGCAATCTCTTTAGTTATCAGTTTTACATCAGCGCCGCTTTTATACAATCTTTCCAACTTGTAGACATCAGAGGGTAAAAGATGTCCTATTTCTTTCACCCTCTTTGCGATTGTTTGAATTACAAAATTGTTGATTGCTTCTTGTCTTGCAACTATCGGCAGTATTAAATTTTCAAGCGCATCCTCTGATAGCATCAACTATTTTCCTTTTTCTCAAAAGCCTTTGTTTCGTCTTTCGGTTTTGCTTTTTCCTGTCCTTTTGGTTTCAAGCCCATATTAGCTTGATTTGACTGAAATGCCAAATCCATCTCCATATCGTCTGTTGCTTCTTCACCAATCTTTGCAAGCGCCTCTTGTGCTTGTCTTTCAGTTTCCCCGAAGTACCACTGCCTCAATTCAAGTTTGCTTGTAAGTCCATTTTGTAACAATGTAAGACGCTTTCCAAGTTCCATATCAACATCAACGAGAATGCTATCATCCCATTCGAAGTTGACATCGTATTCTCCGTCAGGTGTTAAATCATACAAGTCACAATATACATCCATAATGTAAATTACATCTCGGAGAGCATATTCAATAGCTTTCTGTATATCGTCATTGGTTTGATATGACCGCTGCTTTAATATTTTTAATTCTGTTGCTGTTCTTGCCTCTGCGGCTGCGTCTGATAGTGTACCTCTACTCAATCCCGTTGCATCTTCAATTCTCATCAATATGCTGTTCAAGCCTTGTATAAAAGATGTGTCTCGTAAAACTGGTGCGTACGGTTGGTAGGTATCACTTTCACCCAAGTCTATCTTTCTAAAAAGTCTTGCCTGTAAATGATTCGGTATTGTATGTCCGTTCCCACTTGTATCTTCCATAAAGTTCATTGCATCTCGGTCAATATCAATAGCCATCTCACCTGCTTCGTATTCCCACAATAGTCGCGAATACTGCATATCAGCGTCCTTTATCAAATTCACCACCCTGCTGTATCCACTAACACCCAGCGGACTTGTTGTATCAACTGTATTTGCTTCAGGCATTTTGAAGTAAGCAAACAACGGTTTCTGAACTGGTCCGATTTTTGTGTTTGCAGGTAAATCTTTCCATTCGGGAACTTCTGTCAATGGTATTTCCTGCCCAAGGTCAAGTCCTGTCATATCGCCTTGATTTTGGTTATTAAATGACCTGAAAGCCATATTTGCAACGGTGATAATGTTTCCCTGCCACTTGTGATATTCCAATCGACGATAAATGACATCCTTCTCAACCTTTGTTTGTAGGAAAGCCGCTTCCGTTATATCGCCACTTGCATTGAATGCCAAAGGATAAAAAGCATCTGCCTGTATGAAATCAAATTCTATTTTGGCGGTTTGCTTTTTATTATTTTTCTTCTGTTTTGGTAGACTCCCTTTTGGTGCCTTATCATCGACTGCTTTGTCGAGTTGTTTGTCAGTTGTTTTATCAATTACAACATACGGTTTTATGACAAGTCCACCTTTTGCTATTCCGTATTCAATTTCTTTTCGCAACTTTCTTTTTAATTTGGTGTATTGCTCATTCAAAAATTCCGCTCTCGCTGTATTACTTATCGGCTCGTCTTCGATAATTGTTGGAGGAGTCATTGAGGGAATTAAATTTCCCCATTCGTCTTTCTGTGGTTCTGTGTAGTTAGGATTTTTCTTTTCGACTTCTTTTGTTGGAGTTGTTATTTCACTTTCAAATTCCAGCAAAGCCGTTCTTGCTTTTTCACTCGCTATCAAAGCTGGAAGTCCTAACGATACAACTCTTGTCGGGTCATTCCAACTCGGTTCGTGTAACCACGGCGCCTGTCCCTTATACATATCAGACCAAAGCTGTATAGCATTTTCCATTTGTGATGAAATGATAGGTGCGATGTGCAACTTTTGTTCAATTGTTCTGACTCCAATCATACGCTTCAACAACTCCTTTAATTTATGCGCTATTGTACTCCAAAAAGACATTTATACAACTCCTTGAAATAAACCAAAATTATCTTTTATATTATAACATATTTCTGGTTGAACAAAAACTTTATTTCTCGATTGCATATTATCTAAAAACAGCATCATCAAGAGATTGTTTTAACTTCTCCACCAAATCATTATCTTGAAAATATATTGCTCTTATCCATTTATCGTTTCTTGTTGGATTTACCAAACTTCCGCCTATCAAATAATCAATATGCTCTACCAAATTTGGATAATGATTTATTGCTGTTATGTCTGTATTTATTTCTTCTGCATAATATCTGAAAAGTGTATCGTCCCCTTTTTTCTGTCTTGTGTAGCTATTTACCCACGCGGGAATATTTGGTTTATTTTCCCACCATTGATAAAATTCTTTTGCATACTTGTTCGGAATATAAATGCAAGGAAAACTATACCACATCTTATCCGGTCGTACTGTTCCTTTGCCTATATTTTTATCATACTTTGAACAAAAACCACAAACAATGCTTTTACTGTTGAAATATCTTTTTGTATCTTCTGCAAATACCCTTGCGATTAAAACATCATCTTGTAAATGCCAAGTGCCACCTGTTTCATTCAACATTTTCAACGAGTCCATAAAAGAAAACAGATTGCCTTTTTTAGACGAGTCTAAATAAACAAATATATCATTCTTATCAATTCCCTGCGCTATCATACTCGGTACAAGGTATCTATCCACATACCAAAGTCTTGAAACACAAGCGTGAATTAAATAATTCATCTGTCCTCTTTCAAAATCCCGTATTGTATCAATGCCCTTAAATTACCGGCATCCTGTCTTGTGTCTATATCACAAGTAAAATCATTTATTGCAACATAGTTTGTATAATCAATCCTGTTTAGTTCTGTTCCTTTTATTACCTGCCACAACTCCCACGCTATCGGATGTCTACTGAATTTCTTATCTCTCCAAAGTCGTTTTGTTTCGTTTATTGCTTTTCTGAAATGCTCTGTATTTACAACTTTAAATGCAAATGGTTCTGCAAACTTCTTTGGATAACTCGGATGAAATGATGGTGAACTTGCGAAAAACTCAATATCATCTGTTTCTGCTTCCACGATTGTTTTAATTGCTCTACTACTGAAAAACACATCTCCGAAAATATAACAAGTTGGTTCTTTTGTGTTGTAAAAAGCATTTACCCAGTAATACGGCTCTTTGTAGCTGTTGTATGTTATCACTTTTCCAAACTGTTTATATCGTTCGTCTGTGGTAGTGATTGCTATATCATCGACTCCATTTTCCTGCAATAGTCTAATTGTTCTTGCTATTATTTGTTCTCCACCCAACTCATAAAATGTTGGTCTACCACACATTATGATATATTTCATTCGTTGCTTACCTTATACTCAATGTCTGCGTTGCAATTCGTACAGTGACAAACGTGAACGACTCCTTCTCCTTCGTAACCGAAGTCACTGAAATCAAAATCACTCATCCAAATAACTGCCTTTTTACCACAATGAAAACATTCGTACATAGTAACCTCCTTATTTCAAATACACAAAAGTGGTATGCTTTGTCTTTTCCACCTTCGTTACCTTTGCCTTATGGTCTAATACAATTACTTCCGACTCAATATCAGTTCCAACACGATTGCCAAGTGCATTTGCGTTAGTTGTAGTGGCATCCTTTACAAATGTTATACCATTTGCCCCTCTACCTACGGCTGTTCCTTTGTCTAATGACCAACTCGCTAATCCTTTTTCACTTACTTCGCTACCTACTGTCGTGTATTTCTTATAATCCTTTTCTGATACTTCTTTGATGCCACGATATATAGGCTTATCCATTTTATGTCCCTTTACGAACTGTGTTATGAGTTGTGCCTTAGCTTCATCATTCATAGCCACTTTACCGAACAAAGCACCTGTATATTTTTCACCCTGACTTGCGGCTTTGATTCCTGTACTATTTTTTGCCCAACTCTCTAACGCCATCTTTGTTGTAATTTCATCACCACTATGTTGACTAATAATAGTTGTATCTTCATCCACCCATATATGGTGTCCATTTTTTGTTATCCATCTGCCCATAGTTTAATTTCCTTTCCTGTTTGCGTACCACGGTATAAGTTCGGCATCTACTTCAAATCTATTATCAACTTTTTTAACAGCTAATATCTTTAATCCACAATCTCGAGCAATTAAAAATTCTGCTTCTCTCTCTTTTGCGGAATTTTCTATTTTAGAGGGTAAATGCTTGGATATATCTATACCAATTCCTTTTCCTGCCGGTACTTTTATATTTAAAAGAATATCATCGTGGAAAGCTCCTTCTTTCTCAAAAGAAGTAGACATAAATGCTTTATCCCATACTGTTTTTCCAATAAAAGGTTCTATTTCGTTTAATTCGATGTTCCTGCCCACACCAAATATATCTCCGGAAACTCCCCTATATACTGTTATAGGTTTATCCAACCGTTGCTTATGAATAGCAGAATCAATTAGTTTTTTCCGATTCTCTGCTTTCGAATTTAAAGTGTAACCACCTCGTAAATCGGCATTCATATTAGAGTAGTAGGAACCAATATATTGACGAACTGCTTTTGCCTCGTCTTCAGATAATTGTGAATTTCTATCGTCGGCTTCTTTTTTATTAGCCTGTATCTGTCTATCCTTATTTGTCCAATCGGTATTAAAATGTCTGCCGTCTTTTGTTGTTTTCCAAGCCATATCTCAATTACCTTTCCTATACACACTGACTTTGACTTTTTTAACTCCTAATAAAGACAATGCCGCCAACCTTGTATTCCCGTCTAATAGTATCCGTTTACCATCTACTTCTATAACTTTAACAGTAGAAGTATCAACTTCACCACTTTTAATACTTTCCAGCATTCTACGAATATCAGAAACTTTGTTTACATCTTGGTCTGTATATAAATCTGCTATACTAACTTCTTCCTTCACAGATTTCATGGATTCGATTTGTTTTCTATAATCGTTATTCTCGTCAACTACCCCTTTGAAATAGTTAAGAGCATATGAAATATCTGGGTGCATATTAAAATGAGGAATAATTGGCATATTGCGTTCGTCGGCTTCTTTTTTATTAACTTCTATTTGTCTGTCTTTATCGAACCAGTCCGTGTTGATATGTTTACCATTTTTTGCAGTGTACCAAGACATATCAATTACCCTTTCTGTTTGCGTACTTCTCAAGTGCATACCTAACAGCATCTATCGAATGGTTATTCTCATCAGGATATGCACTAATAAAATTACCATCTTTGTCCTGTTCGTATTCATAATCTACAAATTCTTTGTAGGTATAGGGACAACGCCTTTTGTCTATGTAAATATGCCTTAATCCTTGTAGCCACTTGATACCATAGTTTACGCTTTCTGGTCCTTTCTCTGCTTGTCTTATCCACGCTCCGTATGCTTTAAAATCTGCTATCGCAAAGCCTCCTCCACCGCCACTGTCGGCTATTACAAGTTCGTCTTTTTTAACCAGCTTTTGTTCTTCGTATAGTGCCTGAAAAATATCTTTTATTCTGTTTTTAACAGTATTGTATTCTGCAAATATATAAACATCCAACCGCTTACTGTCAAAATGTAATCTGACAAACCGTGTCGGGTCTATTGCAAATCCCCAGTCCAAACCATTGTAAATATGGTCGAATGTTTGCCACATCGGCTTTTTATCTTCTCCACAATCAACAAGCTGTTCCATATCCAAGTCACAAGTATTTGGAAATACATCACCGCCTGTTCCTATTGCTTGTCCAAGATATTCGTGAATGTAGGCTCTTTCGTTTTTGTCTTTTAGTTCCTCAGCTTCTTGTATGAACTGTTCGCCTAACCACATTCGGGGAACATCCAAATAGGTATTTCGTACAACTAAAGTTGTATCCTGTCTGTTATCTTCGCAATCTTCCGTGTACTCATTCGCCCAATTATTTCTTGAAATAGGGGGATTGAAAGTTCTGAAATCCCAAAACTTTTCACCACCTCGCATTGTGGACTGCGTAACTGTACGCAATTCATTTTCGCCTGCGTATTGGTCTAATTCCTCAAACCAAGTAATGCCTATATAGCCAAAAGGTAGTTTGATTGATTTTGTTTTAAATGGGTCGTCCAATCCCATAAACATTATTCGTTGACCTGTTGGTTTATATATTATTGGCGTACTGTATGTTTTTGGTATTGTGAAAAGACTTTCTAATCCTAATTGATATATTCCCCAAACTACCTGAGGAAATATACTTGTCTGAATTGTGTTCGCTACTTTCCTAAAACATACCGCGTGAACCGTTGGATTTTGCATTATTAAAAGTGGTATGACTATACCACCAACAAAGGAGGATTTGGTTGAACCTCGTCCTCCTGCAAAGATGTATCTTGTATGATTATGCTTTAATATATCTTCCAAAACATCATCATACATTGCTATGATATTTTCTTTTAACGGAATTTTTATTTGCATCAGTTCGCTCTTATTGCGTAAAACCTTACACCTTCATCTACGCATCCAACTTCCAAGAGTCTGTTTTTTTCAGCCTCATCAACTGTAAATAAGTGGTCTCCGTTAGTTGGATTATAAACACGATAAACAGGCACATTTCCACCTGAATGAAAAGCAACTCCCTCGAAGTGCCACCCACTCTCAACAAGAGCGTGAAGCTCACTTACTTCTGCGACGAAAGTGTGCATTGTAGCATACATTCTAAACGCAACTGTATCGCTTTCCTTTGGCGCTATAAATGCCACGCCCTCTGACTTCCAACCAAAACCGAGAAGTGCATTAGCTTCTTCAATTATAGCGGTTAACAAATGCTCTCCGCTATTTGGATTATATAGCCTATATATCGCTACTTCGTCATCATCTACGGGATACGGTTCAATAGTTGGAGGCGCGGGTGTTGGCTCTGGTTTTATTTCAGGTCTTGGGTCTTTTCCTTCTGTAACGATTGCGGTATGTCCTCTACTTTGAGAAACTAAAATATCACCACTGTAAAGACCTTCTCCGGTATCTTGGTCAAGCTGATTTGTAACATCTTCAAATTCACCTGTTTCCATCAAAACGCTGTATTCATTACCAGTGTAAAAATCTCCAACTTCGACTCCTGCGTATTGTACGCAAATTCTTACAAGTGAAGAACAATCCACATTGCACCTTGTCTGTACTTTTGAGCAATCATAACCAACACGCTTTGCTTCATATAATCCGCTATATCTATCGCCTTGCGAATATCCAAAATTATCATTGATACAAGCACTTGCCATATCAAAAGACATCATCAATGCTTTGTTTGGGTCTTTATGTCGTAAAACAAACCAATCAAAGCGATGCCTATAATATTCTTCTGTTGCTACCTCTCTACCTGTCTGGTCGCCTTTGTTTCCATTGATTGTACCATTTTCTGCTATTCTTGCACTTCCAATTATTATACTCATTCGTCTCTGCTCCAATCTAAAGATATTTCTATCTTTGCATCTGCTTTTCCGTTTGCTCTGTTATCAATATCAACGGTTCTTTTTGCTATCTCTTGTGCCGCTTTTATCTTATCACTATTTGTTGCATCGAGTCCAAATTGGTCTTTTATCTCGCCGTTCATCATTTTGGTAAAAAACTGCATTACTTCTTGTGCGGTTGCGATATGTTGTTCGTCTTTTGGAACCTGTAATCTGGTAATTTCTTCCTTGATTTTTACTTTGTTTAACAGTCTGCTTGCTTGTGCCGCCGCTGTCTTCTTACTATACCCTGCTTTTATACCAGCTTGTGTTTCATTACCTAATTCCACATAATACTTGCAAAATGCTTTTTGTCTTGGTGTTAAATCTGTCTGTTGATTATATGGTTTTATTTTTACAGGATGTTTATTTTTTGTTTTTCTATCAACTGCCATATTGCTTTCCTTTATTTCCCTTACCCTTCTTATTTTTTCTTGCGATATATTCTATGATGAGTTACTTTAGCATTAGGCATTCCAAATGCTCCTTTAGTTTCTTCTGTTTTATATTCATAAGTATAATTTGAATCATTTGCATTTAATGCGGCTACCATTTTTTCATTTGACATTCCAACCATATTCCAATGATTACCGGTTATTTCTGCATATCCTTTATTAAATGATAATTGTTTTTTAGCAAGTTCTGCTGCTTTTTGTTGTTTAGGATTTAATGCCTTTTTACCATTCAACTTATCTGCCTTTTCTTTATTCGCCGCGATTTGTTTTTCTTTGATATCGTTATCCTTTTCAATTTGTTTCTGTGTTTTGGTTTGTTTCTTTTTTGTATCATAATGCTTGTCGATTTCCGACTGCAAACTATCCAATTCTTTTTTCTCGGCTGGAGTTAGTTTTTTATGGTCTTCCTTATCCCATAATTCATCGCGCCTTTTCTCCATTGACTGTAAATCTTTCGGAGACTTTGTTCCTTTACCATTTACCGCTATTTGTTTTTCTTTCTTATCCTCATCCTTATTGATTTGAGTTGATGGCGCTGCCGCACTGCGCTTCTCCTGCTCTCGCTTTATAGCTTCCAACGCTATCTTATCGCGTGCCATTTTTGGACCGTTACCATACTCCAGCTGCTCTCTCCAGGCAGCTAGATTATTATCGCTTCTCTCGGCTATCTTATAATCGCGGTGTGCATTAGCAACTTGGCGCTCCCACTCCTCACCGGCTGTCTTTTGATGTCTTGGTAAATTTTCATACTTCTTATAAGGATTCTCTTCGCCTTCATCTGGTATGTATATCTTACGCCCTTTTGATGTTACCCATCTACCCATTATTTCCTCCTTGTGTTTTTTATCATTACAATCAACTGTAATATACCAATGATTAAAATTAAAAAACTGAAGTTACCTTTTGTCATTTCAGTCAGTATTGTTTGTGCCATTATAATATTTTTCCTCGTACTTTTTTCTTGCTTCTATCCATTGTGGATTATCTTCTGGTATTTTCCAGCCATTGAGCTTATACCAATAATCTCTTAACCACAAAACTATTTGCACATCTGATGGCGAGGAAAAGAGTTCTATATTTTTATATTTTCCCTTTTCCTCACACCATTGCGCCTGCTTTATTACAATCATTGACATAGCGCGATTTGATTTTTCAGAATAATATTGTGTTGTATTTACCAATATTTTCTTGTCGTATTTTTCATTGATTGCCTTTTGCAGTTTTTTTATTTGTGGTCCAAACTTCTTTGCCATCTTACTTTTTCTTTCCACGGTCGGTAGCCAACTGACCCTTGCGCCACTTCTTCATTTCCTGCATATACATATGAGTGGCAACTCTATCGTCGCGCTGTGCTAATGTATCTGTCTTTGTTCCACGCAAACCATTATCTTTAGCATACTTCAATATCTGTGCCGCCGACATTGATTCTACTCTTGCTTTGGCTTCTCGTTGCAATCTGGTCATTGCCTGTTCAGTTGTTTCTTTCTTACCACTTTCTGTCTGCGCCTGCGCTTTATTTGCGGCTATCTGTTTTTCTTTAAGGTCGAAGTCTTTATTGATAGAAGCCTTTTGTTTAATACGCTGATAATCTTCGCTTTTCATTTCTGTTGTTTTCCAACCATTCTTTTCAGCATAGTCAGCCTCTTTACGATTTTTAGCAACCTGATACTTTCCATCTTTTTCCATCATAACCGTATCGTGCTCACCTTGATTATATCTGGTTGCCATCTGCTGTTCAGCTTCTTCCCGAGAATAACCATATGTTTTGGAGTCTTTATTGGTTTGATTCTTGAGTTTATCCCAGTCCTTTTTATTTTGAGCAATCTCTTCATTCGTGATAGGCGTAGTCTTAAGGTTTGCGTCTTTTACTTTATCCCTTCTAGAAGTGAGTTCTTTCACATCTTTACGAGTTATGCCGGTTTTATTTTTAGCAAAAGGATTCTTTTCCCCTTCATCCGGAATATATATTCTACGACCTTTGCTTGTAACCCATCTTCCCATTTATTGCTTTCCTCCTGTATAAATGAAATAAGAGTAGCTTTGAAACTACTCTTATATTATATAACAAATTCATTATAAAAACAAGTTACCACGCCATTTTGAGTTTCGCTTTTTCAAACAAGTTGGTCCATATCCTATACGCCGTGATTCCTCACTTTTTAATTTTTTACCACACCGTTTACAATACTCGTATTCCTTCGGTTTGTTCATAAGTGTCCCCCTCACATCACATCAGTCAAAATATAGTCCATTACAAACTGCTCATCTATCTTGCCTGTCTTTATCCCGCTTTCGCATTTTTGTATCTGTCGCATCAGATAAACCAACTCTCCATTGGAATAATTTTTTGTATGCAGCATAGCGTTCTTTATCTGCCATCCTGTCAAGCCCGTTCCTTTTGATATATCTTTTCCTGCATAAGATTGTATTTGTAGAACAGCTTTTGCGTTGACATATAGAACTGAAAGCATAACAAGTGTTGCTTCTCCGACAGCCAAACATTGATTATATAAATTATAAGCCTTATTTACTTTTCTATCTAAAACAGCGTTTACAAAATCAAATATTGCATCTTTCGGAGGTTCGTATATCGC